TTATTAATCTGGTGAAGTTTTTCCTCTGTCATTACGTCATGGTCGATTTCAATTTCTATTGATGCTTTCCAGTCGTAATCAATGATGTATTTTTTGATGTTTGACATCTGTTCATATCCTCATAGATAAAAAACTGCCCTCACACTGGAGGGCAAAGAAGATTTCCAATAATCAGAACAAGTCGGCTCCTGTTTAGTTACGAGCGACATTGCTCACATAGCAGACTCGCAAATCTGCTATAGGTGCTTATTCGCATCGCATGACAACATCAAATTTTTTGAGATTACTTTGTCGCAACAATCCCTCTTCTACGCGGTCAGCTTTTCTATAATTATCAAATTCGAAATGTTTAATTACTTCTTTCGTTTCTCGCTCTATAACTTCAACGATGTATTTCTTATTCATTACTCATCACCTATGGCTTTTTTGATAGCTTCGCGAGCCTTATTAACAGCCCCATACCATTCTGGATATGTTGTCGTTGTTCTATTTTCGGCTTGCTTAAGTAATAACTGAAGTGCTTCAAGTAAATCCGGTGCAGCCATAGCTAATCTTCCATTTGCTACGGCCTCTTCTGTTTCTTTACCGGATAGGGCCATTCCCGGGTGTGAAAATAAAATTAAGCCTGCAAATTGGCTTCTCGCCAATTTTTTCCTAGTACCTTTAAATTCCATGTTAGCCTCTGTTGTTTATGCCAAAAGAAGGCCGACTATGCGGCCTGTGATGTTAGATTTACTTTCATTTTTGAACGGCAGCTACAATTATGATGGAATGTACAAAACCACTTTCCAGTTCATAGAAGTGGATGATGGCATAAAATAATCCCACGACTCGTTAGCTACTAACTCTTTATTAACTGTGGTGGCAGCAATTTCGGCACCACCTTTATTATTAAAAATGTCGTTCGAATACTGACATTTTCCATCTGCATGCACATATAAAATATCATATGTCTCTGTATCGTAATCACCACTTATGTCTCTGATAACAATTCCTGGCTTCAATGATTTAATTTTCTTGTCCATATATCACCTCAAATAAGTGGTTTGCAGCCTAATTTCATTTTCTGGCGACCAACACAAGTCAACCCCATTTCACTACGTGGCTTGCTGTACCATGTGCGCTGATTCTTGCGCTCAATACGTTGCAGGTTGCTTTCAATCTGTTCGTGGTATTCAGCCAGCACTGTAAGGTCTATCGGATTCAGTGCGCTTTCTACTCGTGATTTCGGTTTGCGATTCAGCGAGAGAATAGGGCGGTTAACTGGTTTTGCGCTTACCCCAACCAACAGGGGATTTGCTGCTTTCCATTGAGCCTGTTTCTCTGCGCGACGTTCGCGGCGGCGTGTTTGTGCATCCATCTGGATTCTCCTGTCAGTTAGCTTTGGTTGTGTGTGGGAGTCGTAGTCCTGAACGAAAACACCCCGCGATTGGCACATTGGCAGCTAATCCGGATTCGCACTTCCGGCCAATGCTTCGTTTCGTATCACACACACCAAAGCCTTCTGCTTTGAATGCTACCCTTCTTCAGGGCTTAATTTTTAAGAGCGTCACCTTCATGGTGGTCAGTGCGTCCTGCTGATGTGCTTAGTATCACCGCCAGTGGTATTTATGTCAACACCGCCAGAGATAATTTATCACCGCAGATGGTTATCTGTATGTTTTTTATATAGATTTATTTTTTGCAGGGTTGTGTGGATTGGGAAGGTGATCGAGAGATCTGAATTGCGATGTTTAGTGAGTTGTATCTATTAATTTTGAAATAAATACAATTGGTTATGCGTTTTTTGGGGGCGTTAGGCAAAGAAAACCCGGCGCAGATGCCGGGTTGTGGTGGAGATCAATGCTTATTTGGGAGTGCTGGTTTTTTTATCGACTCTAATAGCTCGGAGGCGTTACTAATCTTTTTGTTCCCAAGGTAATTTGGCAGTTTTTCCATTGCGTAATTATCGTGTAGCCATTTTCTGAACACGCCAAGTGCCTCAATAGGATAAATCCAAGCTGTTATATGCTTATTTGCAGCTGACTGCCTGTAATTTTCGGGGAATAAATGTGGGTACTGCACCCTTTCCCCGAATTTCTCAGATAGCCCATTAGCTGTCCAATACTTTCCCCAGTGAATTCCAACACTTCCATCCAAAGATGTGGTGTCATCCATTGGGAATCCTCCTCCGATCAGGTTCATGGCAATGTCAGCTATCTCTCTGAATACTGCAAAATGAGTTGTCGGTATCTGATCGTTTAGCTTAATCCTTGCTCTATAGTTCTCGAATGAGATATCTATTGAAGCATTTGGGTTGTAATTTGACTTTTCATAAATCATTCGCTTAAGCGTGTACTCAGCCAAGCGAACAAAATTACCTATTGCGACTGACCTATCAAAATTGGTGGCATCTAGAGCGTAGTAACGGAGGATAGCCATGCAAACATAGTCAGGATAAGCATGAGTTTCCACGTTTGAGCTATTTAAAACGCGAGTGTATAGCTTTTCGACGTTATGAAACCCTTTCTCAGCTAAATACGCAGCTACTTTTTGACCTCTGGGTTTGTTTTTCTCTGTGTTCCAGTTTGATGTGAACACCCTCAGTGGCGTGTCATCAATGCCGCATAACTTTGCGAGACCGTAGAGAGTTAGGTAAGGAGTTCCATCATTGAGAACGCCCATAGGAATATCATCAGAAACAACCTCTACTACAGGGAAAAGCTGCATTTGATGCAGGGATTCGCTATTGCTGTTAATCGACATATCTTAATGATTTCCTTATTTTTATTGTAGGGATCTTCTTTTTTATTTCCTACATCTAGATGCGTATAAAGTCTCTTGCTGCGGACTCACCCAAACGTCTCTTCAGGCCACTGGCTAGCGATAACTTTACCCACAACGGAACAACTCTCATTGCATGGGATCATTGGGTACTGTGGGTTTAGTGGTTGTAAAAACACCTGACCGCTATCCCTGATCAGTTTCTTGAAGGTAAACTCGTCACCACCAAGTCTGGCTATGCAGAAATCACCTGGCTCAACAGCCTGCTCAGGGTCAACAAGAATTAACATCCCGTCAGGAAAGCTTGGCTTGGATCCTGTTGGCGCGGTCATGGAATTACCTTCAACCTCAAGCCAGAATGCAGAATCACTGGCTTTTTTGGTTGTGCTTACCCATCTCTCCGCATCACCTTTGGTAAAGGTTCTAAGCTCAGGCGAGAACATCCCGGCCTGAACATGAGAAAAAACAGGGTACTCATACTCACTTCTAAGTGACGGCTGCATACTAACCGCTTCATACATCTCGTAGATTTCTCTGGCGATTGAAGGGCTAAATTCTTCAACGCTAACGTTGAGAATTTTTGCAAGCAATGCGGCGTTATAAGCATTTAATGCATTGATGCCATTAAATAAAGCACCAACGCCTGACTGCCCCATCCCCATCTTGTCTGCGACAGATTCCTGGGATAAGCCAAGTTCATTTTTCTTTTTTTCATAAATAGCTTTAAGGCGACGTGCGTCCTCAAGCTGCTCTTGTGTTAATGGTTTCTTTTTTGCGCTCATACGTTAAATCTATCACCGCAAGGGATAAATATCTAACACCGTGCGTGTTGACTATTTTACCTCTAGCGGTGATAATGGTTGCATGTACTAAGGAGGTTGTATGGAACAACGCATAACCCTGAAAGATTATGCAATGCGCTTTGGGCAAACCAAGACAGCTAAAGATCTCGGCGTATATCAAAGCGCGATCAACAAGGCCATTCATGCAGGCCGAAAGATTTTTTTAACTATAAACGCTGATGGAAGCGTTTATGCGGAAGAGGTAAAGCCCTTCCCGAGTAACAAAAAAACAACAGCATAAATAACCCCGCTCTTACACATTCCAGCCCTGAAAAAGGGCATCAAATTAAACCACACCTATGGTGTATGCATTTATTTGCATACATTCAATCAATTGTTATCTAAGGAAATACTTACATATGCAACTTACAAGTACTCGCAAGAAAGCGAATGCAATTACAAGCAACATCCTGAATCGAATTGCTGTACGTGGCCAGCGAAAGGTTGCCGACGCGTTAGGGATTAATGAATCGCAAATTTCGCGATGGAAAGACAGCTTCATCCCAAAAATGGGAATGCTTCTGGCTGTTCTTGAATGGGGTGTTGAAGACGAGGAGTTGGCGGAACTGGCTAAGAAAGTAGCCAGAATGCTGACAAAAGAAAAAGCCCCGAAGAACGGCGAATTCTTCGAGGCCTGATGTAGAAAGACTGGATCAATCCACAGGAGTAATTATGACAAAACGTCGTAAGAAATACCAGGAAAAAGAAGAGATTCGACACCCTGATTCACCTGAGGGATTAGTGGTAGCCGCAGCAAATAACAGGGCGTTCGCAGAGCGCCTTGTTGGTGTTTACAGACTAGCCAAAGCAGGAGTGAAACATGGGCGTCGTTAAGTTAGCTGATTACAGGCCTCAACTGGAGGTCGTGGAGCATCGCGTGGCAGATACCGAAGATGGTTTCATGCGCGTTGCTAACGAGATTACCGACAGTCTGCTGATGGCTGATTTAACCGTCCGGCAGATGAAGGTGATGCTCGCTATCATGCGCAAGACATACGGATTCAATAAGCCGATGGATCGACTCACAAACACGCAGATAGCAGCCATGACAGGTATTCATCACACTCATGTTTGCGCTGCCAAGCGCCAGCTTATTGAGCGTAAATTCCTCATTGCTGATGGCGTGAAAATCGGAGTGAACAAGGTGGTTTCGCAGTGGATTAGCCAGGACAGCTTAACATTAGCTAAAACAGCTAATAAAACATTAGCCGAGTCGGCTAATGGGTATAAGCCAAGTCAGCTAAACACAAAAGACAATATACAAAAGACAATAAATACAAATACCCCCTTACCCCCTAACGGGGGCGGCGATGGGCAGGTTAAACCTGAACGTCGCAAGGCAGAACGAATCGACTACGAATCCTTCCTGAACGCCTACAACACCGAAGTCGGTGACAGACTTCCACACGCTGTTGCGGTCAACGAAAAACGCAAACGCCGCCTGAAGAAAATCATCCCGCAACTGAAAACGCCAAACGTGGACGGTTTCAGAGCGTATGTCAGGGCGTTTGTGCATCAGGCCAAGCCGTTTTACTTCGGAGATAACGACACGGGCTGGACGGCTGATTTTGATTACCTGCTGAGGGAAGATTCGTTAACGGGAGTTCGGGAAGGGAAGTTTGCAGACAGGGGGATTGCATGAGACAGGATATCGAAGCGAGCGTTATCGGTGGCCTGCTGATTGGTGGATTAACACCAACTGCCAGTGACGTTCTGGCAACGCTTGAGCCGGAAGCGTTTTCAATTCCGCTCTACCGGAAAGCCTTCGAGGTTATCCGGAAGCAGGCGCGAAACAGAAACCTAATCGACGCGCTGATGGTTGCCGAGGCGTGCGGAGAGGAGCATTTCACGTCAATCCTGATGACCAGCAAAAACTGCCCGAGTGCCGCAAACCTGAAGGGATATGCCGGAATGGTCGCGGATAACTATCACCGCCGTCTGGTGCTGGAAATCATGGATGAAATGCGTGAACCAATTCAGAGCGGAACCATCGATACATCGAGTCAGGCGATGGACGAGCTTGTAAAGCGTCTTTCAGCCATCAGAAAGCCCCGTGACGAGGTTAAACCTGTACGGTTAGGGGAAATCATCACTGACTACACTGACACGCTTGACAGGCGTCTGAGGAACGGAGAAGAGTCCGATACCCTGAAGACCGGAATCGAAGAACTTGACGCTATCACCGGAGGGATGAACGCGGAAGACCTGGTAATTATCGCCGCTCGTCCTGGTATGGGGAAAACCGAACTGGCGCTGAAGATTGCCGAAGGTGTTGCAAGCCGCGTTATTCCTGGTTCTGACGTCCGGAGCGGAGTATTGATTTTCTCAATGGAAATGAGCGCATTGCAGATTGCAGAGCGAAGCATTGCCAACGCCGGGAGGATGTCAGTTAGCGTGCTGCGAAATCCTGCATCGATGGATGACGAAGGCTGGGCGCGTGTTGCTAACGGCATGAGTCAGCTTGCAGATTTGGATGTGTGGGTAGTCGATGCCTCGCGGTTATCGGTCGAAGAAATTCGCTCAATCGCAGAACGGCACAAACAGGAAAATCCAAACCTGTCACTCATCATGGTGGATTATCTTGGCCTGATTGAGAAGCCGAAAGCAGACCGCAACGACCTCGCAATTGCTCACATCTCCGGAAGCCTGAAGGCGATGGCGAAAGACCTGAAAACGCCTGTTATCTCCCTAAGTCAACTTTCGCGCGATGTTGAGAAGCGACCAAACAAACGCCCGACAAACGCAGATTTGCGTGATTCAGGAAGCATTGAACAGGACGCAGACTCAATCATCATGCTCTATCGGGAAGCGGTATATGACGAGAACAGTAGCGCCGCGCCATTTGCTGAAATCATCGTGACGAAAAACCGTTTTGGCTCGCTTGGTACGGTTTACCAGCGGTTCTGCAACGGACACTTTGTTGCATGTGACCAGGATGAAGCCAGACAGATTTGCACAGCATCAAATGCACCCGCTGCACGTGGCAGACGATATGCACAAGGGGCTGACGTATGACCATCTACATCACTGAGCTAATAACAGGCCTGCTGGTAATCGCAGGCCTTTTTATTTGGGGGAGAGGGAAGTCATGAAAAAACTAACCTTTGAAATTCGATCTCCAGCACATCAGCAAAACGCTATTCACGCGGTACAGCAAATCCTTCCAGACCCAACCAAACCAATCGTAGTAACCATTCAGGAGCGCAACCGCAGCTTAGACCAGAATCGGAAGCTTTGGGCTTGTCTTGGTGACGTTTCGCGTCAGGTTGAATGGCATGGTCGCTGGCTGGATGCAGAAAGCTGGAAGTGTGTGTTTACCGCAGCATTAAAGCAGCAGGACGTTGTTCCTAACCTTGCCGGGAATGGCTTTGTGGTAATAGGCCAGTCAACCAGCAGGATGCGTGTAAATGAATTTGCGGAGCTATTAGAGCTTATACAGGCATTCGGTACAGAGCGTGGCGTTAAGTGGTCAGACGAAGCGCGACTGGCTCTCGAATGGAAAGCGCGATGGGGAGACAGGGCAGCATGAGACGACAGCGACGAAGTATCACCGACATCATCTGCGAAAACTGCAAATACCTTCCAACGAAACGCTCCAGAAATAACCGCAAGCCAATCCCAAAAGAATCTGACGTAAAAACCTTCAACTACACGGCTCACCTGTGGGATATCCGGTGGCTAAGACATCGTGCGAGGAAAACAAGGTGATTGACCAAAATCGAAGTTACGAACAAGAAAGCGTCGAGCGGGCTTTAACGTGCGCTAATTGCGGTCAGAAGCTGCATGTGCTGGAAGTTCACGTGTGTGAGCACTGCTGTGCAGAACTGATGAGCGATCCGAATAGCTCAATGTACGAGGAAGAAGACGATGAATGAGTTAATAAATGGCAATGCCATCAAAATGACAAGCATTGAAATCGCTGAGTTGGTGGGTAAGCGTCATGACAATGTGAAACGTACCATCGAAACGCTGGCTAAAAATGGTGTTATCCGGCTTCCTCAAATTGAGGTTTCCGAAAGAATCAATAACTTAGGGTTCAATGTTCAGTACGAGCATTACGTCTTCGAAGGCGAACAAGGTAAGCGAGATAGTATTGTTGTTGTTGCCCAGTTGTCGCCGGAATTCACCGCTCGCCTTGTTGACCGCTGGCGAGAGCTTGAAGAAGCTGCGGTTAATATCCCCAAAACGCTACCGGAAGCGTTGCGCCTTGCTGCTGATCTTGCTGAGCAGAAAATGCAACTGGAAAACCAGCTCGCAATTGCCGCACCTAAAGTTGAGTTTGCCGATCGCGTTGGCGAGGCCAGCGGAATTTTGATTGGAAACTTTGCAAAGGTTGTTGGAATTGGTCCAAACAAACTGTTTGCGTGGATGCGCGATCACAAAATCCTTATTGCTTCAGGTTCCCGGCGAAATGTGCCAATGCAGGAATATATGGATCGCGGCTATTTCACAGTGAAAGAAACAGCGGTCAACACAAATCACGGAATACAGATATCGTTCACCACAAAAATCACCGGGCGTGGTCAACAGTGGCTGACCAGAAAGCTGCTCGATAACGGAATGCTGAAAGTAACAGGGGAGGCTGCTTAATGGCTAACCTACGCAAAGAAGCGCGCGGCAGAGAATGCCAGGTACGTATTTACGGCGTATGCAATGGTAATCCTGAAACTACAGTTCTGGCACATTACCGGATGGCTGGAATTTGCGGAACGGGAATGAAACCTGACGACCTGATCGGCGCATGGGCTTGTAGCGCGTGTCACGATGAAATCGACCGACGCACCCATAATCTCGACAACAAAGACGCCAGACTTTACCACCTCGAAGGCGTAATCAGGACGCAGGCGATACTGCTGAAGGAGGGGAAGATTAAGTCATGAACGAATATCAGTTTGTGCTTCCATACCCGCCGTCGGTGAATACCTACTGGCGAAGACGGGGAAGCCAATACTACATCAGCCATAAAGGCCAGAAATACCGAAAAGACGTTCAGCAAATCATCCACCAACTCAAGTTAGATATTTTCACCAAATCACGACTCCGCATCAAAGTCATCGCAGACGTTCCAGACTACCGCCGCCGCGACCTCGATAACATCCTGAAAGGTTTACTCGATTCCCTTATCCACGCCGGATTTGCGGAAGACGACGAGCAATTCGATGACATTAGCGTAATTCGTGGTGTGAAAGTACCAGGCGGACGGCTTGGAATAAAAATCACCGAACTGGAGAACGCATGAACGCCACAATTCAAACGATACCAGAGCTTCTTATCCAGACACGAGGCAATCAGACCGAGGTGGCGAGGATGCTTTCCTGTGCAAGAGGAACAGTGCTCAAGTACAACCGAGACAGCAAAGGTGAGCGTCACGTAATAGTTAACGGCGTCCTGATGGTCAAACAGGGCAAGAGGGGTAGACCATGAGACTCGAAAGTGTAGCTAAATTTCATTCGCCAAAAAGCCCGATGATGAGCGACTCACCACGGGCTACGGCTTCTGACTCTCTTTCCGGTACTGATGTGATGGCTGCTATGGGGATGGCGCAATCACAAGCCGGATTCGGAATGGCTGCATTCTGTGGTAAACATGAACTCAGCCAGAACGACAAACAAAAGGCTATCAACTATCTGATGCAATTTGCACACAAGGTATCGGGGAAATACCGTGGTGTGGCAAAGCTTGAAGGAAATACTAAGACAAAGGTACTGCAAGTGCTCGCAACATTCGCTTATGCGGATTATTGCCGTAGTGCCGCGACGCCGGGCGCAAGATGCAGAGATTGCCACGGTACAGGCCGTGCGGTTGATATAGCCAAAACGGAGCAGTGGGGGAGAGTTGTTGAGAAAGAGTGCGGAAGATGCAAAGGCGTCGGTTATTCAAGGATGCCAGCAAGCGCCGCATATCGCGCTGTAACGATGCTAATCCCAAACCTTACTCAACCCACCTGGTCACGCACTGTTAAGCCGCTGTATGACGCTCTGGTGGTGCAATGCCACAAAGAAGAGTCAATCGCAGACAACATTTTGAATGCTGTCACACGTTAGCAGCATGATTGCCACGGATGGCAACATATTAACGGCATAATATTGACTTATTGAATAAAGTTGGGTAAATTTGACTCAACGATGGATAAATGCACTCGTTAAATAAAGCCCTGAGTTAATAGCTCGGGGCTTTTTGCGTTTTAAGCACGGCCTTTCTGAAAGCACATCAAACCAAATACCAGACAGACAAAAATAATCACCTTATCCGCTGTGGCTACGGTGCGGTGTGCTTTGCATAAAAGAAAACCAGCGCAATGGCTGGCTTCGTGAAAGCGGGTGGCATGAGGTTGCGCTAACAACCTCCTGCCGTTTTGCCCGTGCATATCGGTCACGAACAAATCTGATTACTAAACACAGTAGCCTGGATTTGTTCTATCAGTAATCGACCTTATTCCTAATTAAATAGAGCAAATCCCCTCAATGAAGGGGTAGAGCATGTACCGTATGGACAAAATCAGAGAATGGTTCAGTTACAGCTTCGGAGGACTGACTGCGATGGGTGGCATTCTCTCCCTGAATGACTGGGCTGTCATCATTGGTATTCTTTGTACTGTCGGCACATTTGGCATCAACTGGTACTACAAGCGCAAAGAGCGCGAGGACAGATTGAATGGCAATGTCACCGGCACTACGAAATAGCGTAATAGCGGCGATAAGTGGCGGGGCTATTGCTATAGCATCTGTGTTAATCACTGGACCAAGTGGTAACGATGGTCTGGAAGGTGTCAGCTACATACCATACAAAGATATTGTTGGTGTATGGACTGTATGTCACGGACACACCGGAAAAGACATCATGCTCGGTAAAACGTATACCGAAGCAGAATGCAAAGCTCTCCTGAACAAAGACCTTGCCACGGTCGCCAGACAAATTAACCCGTACATCAAAGTCGATATACCGGAAACAACGCGCGGCGCTCTTTACTCGTTCGTCTACAACGTGGGGGCTGGCAATTTCAGAACATCGACGCTTCTTCGCAAAATCAACCAGGGCGATATCAAGGGCGCATGTGACCAGCTGCGTCGCTGGACATACGCTGGCGGTAAGCAATGGAAAGGGCTGATGACCCGTCGCGATATTGAGCGTGAAGTCTGTTTGTGGGGGCAGCAATGAGCAGGTTAACCGCGATTATCTCCGCTCTGGTTATCTGCATCATCGTCTGTCTGTCATGGGCTGTTAATCATTACCGTGATAACGCCATTACCTACAAAGAGCAGCGCGATAAGGCCACATCCACAATCGCTGATATGCAGAAGCGTCAACGTGATGTAGCAGAACTCGATGCCAGATATACAAAGGAGCTTGCTGATGCTAACGCGACTATCGAAAGTCTCCGTGCTGATATTTCTGCTGGTCGTAAGCGCCTGCAAGTCGCTGCCACCTGTGCAAAGTCAACGACCGGAGCCAGCAGCATGGGCGATGGAGAAAGCCCAAGACTTACAGCAGATGCTGAACTCAATTATTACCGTCTACGAAGTGGAATCGACAGAATAACCGCGCAGGTTAACTACCTGCAGGAGTACATCAGGGCGCAATGCCTTCGATGATAACGATAATTTTACTCATCATCCTTCACATCTGGCTCTGTAGACAGGGTGGTGATCACTTCTGGAGTGAATCCAGATTAAACATCTCATTGCTGATGCTTGATATTGAGCATCTGGCGCGCGGTAAGGGGCTGCGTTGAGATAAGAGCCAGTCATCACAAACACCAGGATTTAGCCTCGCATTCGCGGGGTTTTTTTATTCCCAACTCCATAGGTAATTTTATGACCCAGCATATTGGCGTAAAACTGATTAACGCCTTTCCGATGACGAGACAGGCATATAACGATTTTCGTGGCTGGCAGCTTCCTGCCGGAGAAAACGGCGAGGACGAAGGCTATCTGGTTGAATATCTGGATGGCGGAAAACCTAACACCGATCGCTTTGATGGCTACGTTAGCTGGAGTCCAAAAGAAGTATTCGAAAAGGCTTATCGTCCGGTATCAGGGCTAAGTTTCGGCCTTGCCATGGAAGCGTTAAAACAGGGCAAAAGTTTGCAGCGGGCAGGATGGAATGGGAAAGATCAGTTTGTTTATCTCGTGAAAGGAGAAAAATTAGCGTCTGCGTTGGGTTATGGCTTTGGCGAATATGTTGGCGAGCCAACTTTCAATGACACGCTTGTATTGAAAAACTCACAGAACCGCCTTGCTACATGGGCTCCATCCATTGGCGACCTGATGGCTGAAGACTGGCAAATCATTTAACCATGTAGGCATTACAAAGCCTATACCTTAATGATCACGATATTGAAGTAATGGACCGCCAAACGAAGAGAGATATCCTATCACATAACAAATCGTTGCAGGAGAACTGCAAATTATAAATTAGCGAAGATCATGCAATGGAAAAAAATGAATGTTCGAACTGATAAAGAATTAATGTCTTCAGTTAAGAAAGAGGACGTTTCTCATTTAAAGAAAATTAAGCGATGCAATGAGTACCATTTCAAAAAGCCGGGTGTTAAACCCGACCTGAATAATCATTCCAGCGGTTCTACTGGATCTGTCTTTGCTCGTGATGCGAATTGAATGAGCGCCAAAAGAGCCGAACGCATTTTTACATACTCTCTGCTTTTTACAACCTCTGACATATGCTCAGTGACATTAATATTGGCTGAGCAATACCCTTCCTTTGTTGGAACCGATATTTCCACTTTCATACCTTGATCTATCAGGCCACCCAAAATTCGCAGAGGCTCTGGTTCGATCAAAGCAGATACGCGGTTTTTGTCTACGGGTTGAAAGCAGAGTGATGATCCATCATAACGGATTAGAACTCCACTCCGATCAGGACGCATCTCTGGTCCTATATCCAGAATTCGCCATCCGCAATACCAAGTGCGGCAAACAGAAGGGCGTTCATCATAAATTGCACATCCTCCCTGATGTTTAAGGTGCTGGCATGGGATGTCAGCCAACTTTTTTAACGTTGGCTGTTCAATTCGTAGCGAAGTGCAGCACACAGAGCATGAACCGCACTTTCTGTTTTTGATTAGTAATTTTTCTAAACTCATTGGGCATCTCCCAAAGGTAATTAAATGGCACTCACCGACAAGCAAGAAATGTTCTGTCGCGAGTACCTCATCGATTTAAACGCCACGCAAGCGGCTATTCGGGCGGGGTACAGCGCAAAAACAGCCAACCGTACTGCGTCCGAAAACATGTCAAAACCTGACATACAACTCAGAATCGCCGAACTGAAAGCACAACGCAATGATCTTGTTGGTATTAATGCAGAATATGTACTTAATCGCCTTATTGAAATCGACCAGATGGATGTGCTTGACATTCTCCTGCAAAACGGTGAGCTAAAACCCATTAAAGACTGGCCTAAGGTATGGCGCACAACGTTATCAGGAATGGATGTCGTGGAGATGGCATCCGCAGATAGCGCCGCACTCCTGAAGAAAATCAAATGGCCTGATAAGGTTAAAAACCTCGAACTTCTTGGTAAGCATGTTTCTGTTCAGGCGTTTAAAGAACAAGCTTCTCACGAACTAACAGGCAAAGACGGCGGCGCAATCCAGATTGAAACATCACCGATGAGCACTCTATTCGGAAAATGACCTCGATTAATCCTATCTTTGAACCGTTCATTGAGGCGCATCGCTACAAAGTCGCCAAAGGCGGTCGAGGTAGCGGTAAATCATGGGCAATTGCGAGACTGCTTGTTGAAGCGGCGCGTCGGCAGCCTGTGCGTATTCTCTGCGCTCGTGAACTGCAAAACAGTATCAGCGATTCGGTAATCCGGCTGCTTGAAGACACCATCGAGCGTGAAGGATATTCGGCTGAGTTTGAAATTCAGCGTTCAATGATTCGTCATCTCGGAACGAATGCTGAATTCATGTTCTACGGCATAAAAAACAACCCGACGAAGATTAAATCGCTCGAAGGCATTGATATCTGCTGGGTGGAAGAAGCGGAAGCGGTAACGAAGGAATCATGGGATATCCTGATCCCAACCATCCGTAAGCCGTTCTCTGAAATATGGGTGAGCTTTAACCCGAAGAACATCCTCGACGATACCTATCAGCGATTCGTCGTAAATCCTCCCGATGATATTTGCCTGCTGACGGTGAACTACACCGACAACCCGCACTTTCCTGAAGTTCTCCGTCTGGAGATGGAAGAGTGCAAACGCAGAAATCCGACACTGTATCGTCACATCTGGCTTGGTGAGCCAGTAAGCGCAAGTGATATGGCAATCATCAAACGTGAATGGCTTGAAGCCGCAACCGATGCGCACAAGAAACTCGGATGGAAAGCGAAAGGCGCTGTTGTCTCTGCGCATGACCCGTCAGATACAGGACCGGATGCTAAAGGTTATGCATCGCGCCACGGTTCGGTAGTTAAGCGCATTGCCGAAGGTCTGCTGATGGACATCAATGAAGGTGCTGACTGGGCAACTTCGCTGGCGATTGAAGACGGCGCTGACCACTACTTGTGGGATGGCGATGGCGTTGGTGCAGGGCTACGCAGACAGACAACGGAAGCATTCTCCGGTAAGAAAATCACCGCTACGATGTTCAAGGGCAGCGAATCGCCATTTGATGAAGATGCACCATATCAGGCCGGAGCATGGGCTGATGAAGTCGTGCAGGGCGACAACGTTCGCACTATTGGCGATGTATTCCGCAATAAGCGAGCGCAATTCTATTACGCGCTGGCTGACAGGCTGTATCTGACATATCGGGCGGTTGTCCACGGTGAGTATGCAGACCCCGACGACATGCTGAGTTTCGACAAAGAAGCGATAGGCGAGAAGATGCTGGAGAAGCTGTTTGCAGAACTGACGCAGATTCAGCGCAAATTCAATAATAACGGGAAGCTGGAGCTTATGACTAAGGTCGAAATGAAGCAGAAGCTCGGTATTCCATCTCCTAACCTGGCTGATGCGCTGATGATGTGTATGCATTGCCCGGAGTCGGCTGCGCAACCCGACTATTCCAGTTACTCAATTCCTTGTGGTGTAGGTTGATATGGCAGAAAAAAAGATGACTGACTGGCATCGCAAGGTGCTGTGCAACTTTGATAATGCCTGGTCAGCAACGCAGGATATGCGTGAGCAGATTATTGAGGCTCAACGTTTCGTCCGGGTGTCCGGCGCACAGTGGGAAGGCAGCACAAACGCTGGTTACTCATTTGATGAAGGCAGGTTTGAGCATTATCCGCGTTTTGAACTGAATAAGATTTCCCGTGAATGTGATCGCATCATTGGCGAGTATCGGCAGAATCGCATCAGCGTTAAATTCAGGCCGAAGGATGACAAGGCATCGGAAGCGTTAGCCGAAAAGATGAACGGCAAATTCCGCGCTGATTATCAGGAAACATCCGGTGGCGAAGCGTGTGATAACGCATTTGATGATGCTGTAACGGGCGGATTCGGTTGTTTCCGCATGTGTGCTGATTACGAAGATGAAATGGATCCGAGTAACGAGCAGCGACGCATCAGCCTTCTTCCTGTTTACGACCCAGCGACATGCGTCTTCTTCGATCAGGACAGCAAGCAATATGACCGCTCTGATGCTATGTGGGCTATGGAAATGTTCTCCATGACGCCTAAAGCGTTCGAGGCTGAATACCCTGATTCCATCGCGGCAAGCCTTTCTCGTGATGACACTGGCACTCAATATGACTGGTCAACGCCCGATGCCATCTATGTTGGACGCTACTACGAAGTTCGCATAGAGAAGGTGAAGCTCACGGCGTGGCGCAACCCTGTTAGCGGAGAAACGGCAATCTATGATGAAGAGCAAATCAAAGATGTTGTCGACGAGCTAACCGATGGCGCATTCGAACTGATTGGTGAGCGAACGGTGAAGAAACGCCGCGTTTATTGCGGCCTTCTGTCTGGCGCTGAATGGCTGGAAGAACCAAAGCGTATTCCGGGAGAACATATTCCACTCATCCCGGTATATGGGCGTCGCTCATTTGTTGATAATCAGGAGCGAATCGAAGGCCACGCAGCAAAAGCGATGGATGCACAGCGTCTTGAGAACCTGATGGTTTCCATGATTGCAGATAACGCTACTCAGGCTGGCGGTGATGGCATTCCTGTAGTTGATGTTGACATGATTCCTGGTCCTCTCGCCAATCATTGGGCGGAGCGCAACAAAAAGCGCCCGGCGTTCCTGCCGATGGTAAGTCTGAAAAACAAAAACGGAGATATTACTGCGCAGGCTCAGGTCAGCAGTTATACACCTCCGACACAAATGCCTCCTGCTCTTGCCGGGCTATTGCAGTACACCGGAACGGCTATTCAGCAAATTACAGGTGCGTCGCAGCTTGAGAATATGCCGAGCAACGTCGCTACCGATACCGTTGATAGCATCTTTAACCGGATGGACACGCAGTCCTATATCTACATGGACAACATGGCTAAATCCATGCGCCGCGCTGGCGTCGTGTGGCTTTCTATGGCTCGTGAAGTCTATGGCAGCGATACGCCAATGCGCATTGTTAATGAGGACGGCAGCGATGACGTGGCGCTGATGACTGGTGAAGTGGTTGACCGTCAGACAGGGCAGGTTATCGCGCTTAACGACCTTTCGCAGGGTAACTATGAAGTGACTGTCGATGTCGGTCAGTCGTTCGCTACTCGCCGTGATGCAACGGTTAAGTCGTTACTTTCCATGCTGGCACTTATCCCACCAGGAACGCCGAAGCACGACCTTGTATCGTCGATGATTCTCGACAATATGGACGGCGAAGGGATGGATGACCTTAAAGAATACAACCGCAATCAGTTGCTTCTGTCTGGAGTTATCAAGCCGAGAACGCCAGAAGAGCAGCAGATGGTTGAGCAGGCGAAACAACAACAGGCCAGTCAGCCAGATCCGGCTATGGTTGCAGCGCAAGGTCAGCTTCTTGCTGGTCAGGCTGAATTGCAGAAAGCGCAGAACGAACAGGCAGCCATTCAGGTTAAAGCATTCCAGGCACAGACTGATGCTCAGGTTGCTGCGGCAAATGTTGTGAAAATCCTCGCATCTGCCGATAGTCAGCAGAAATCTGATATCCGCGAGGCTCTGAAACTGCTCGGACAGTTCCAGCAACAGCAAGGAGACAATGCCCGTGCTGATGCAGAGCTTGTCCTGAAAAGTCAGGCACAGGGTCATGCGCAGCGCATGGACATCAGCAGCATCCTACAAAAATCAACTCAGCAACAACCACAGCAGTAATTAACCCATAACGTGCAATGGCTGTCTTTATGAGGCCTGGCACCCTATTGCCTTCCGATGGGCTGAACATCGAGTAAACAGGGGTAACAAATGGACCAGATGGCAGAAAACACACCAGAAGTTGAAATCGAAACCGACGCGTCAGAGCAGATTCCTGATGATGTCGAACTGGCTGAAGAAGTCGAAACAGCAGATGGCAGTGAGTCCTCAGGAAATGATGCAGAGGAAGCTACTGACACTGATGACGACGAATCAGAACAGGAATTCTACTTTGGTGACGAAAAGCTGGATTCGCCAACCAGCGAAGATAGCGCAGAGCATGGACTGGTAAAACACCTGCGCAAGACGATTAAAGAGAAAGACCGCGAGCTGAAAGAGCTGATGCGTCAGTCTCAGAAACCCGTCGAGCAGCAGCCGGTAATCACTCAACCACCGCGAATGCCAAAACTGGATGATGAGGACATCGGTTTCGATGAAGAAATCTATCAGCAACGCATGGCTAAGTGGGCAGAGGATAACGGCAAGTACCAGCAACAGGAGATAGCTCGCAAGCAGAAGGAGCAGGAGCTTCAGGCTGCCTATCAAGAGCGATTATCCAAATATCAGCAACGTGTTAAGGCTCTCAAGGTTCCTGGCTATCAGGAAGCAGAACAGGCCGTACTCGAGGAAATCCCCATCGAGACACAAAACGCGATCCTGTTTGAGTCAGAGAAGCCGGAAATCGTTGTTCTGGCACTCGGTCGCAACGCTGAACTGCGCAAGCAACTGGCAGAAGCTACCAACCCCGTAGCAATTGGTCGTCTGCTGGAACGTATCGAATCGAAGGCCAGAATCATGCCAAAAGCAAAAACCACGGCAGCCACAACCCCGACAGTTAAGGGGAGCAACGGCGCAGTAATCAACAACCTCGACAAATTGAAAGCCAAGGCGCTGGAAACTGGTGACTGGACGCCGTATTTCGCCGCTAAAAAGGCAAAAAAATAACCTATCGGAGCATTAAGCATGGCTAACCAATTAGCAAAAGACCTTGAAATCATGTTCGAAAACTACGTTGAAGGCTTTGAGGCCGCCTGCGTAGTTTCCCGTAACGCTAAAAAATTCCGTCCCGGTGATACAGCAATGCAGCGAGCAGGTGATGTTCTGTATCGTCCGCAGCATTACCACATGAACATTGAGGAAGGCCTCGACCTCAGCAGCAAAACGCCAACAGCACTGGTTCAGCGCCTTGTTCCTTCTGTGTTCAAGGAGCCTAAAAACATTCTGTACACTCTGGATGCGCGTGAAATGCGTGACCCGGAACATAAAACTGAAGCTGGTCGCGCCGCAGGTATGCGCCTTGCTGCACAGATTGACTCTGACCTGATTTCCATGGTCACGCAGCGTGCTACTAACGTGATCACAATGGCTGACTCAACCACTGGTTCACAGGGCCGTGATTTGTGGAACTGTGCGGCAGGTATTGATGCCACCATGACGGCGATTGGTGTACCGCAGGGTATCAACCGTCGCTCTTTCTGGAACCCCTTCAACTACAAAGACCTTGCTGGCGAGCTTGGTCACCGTGCCTACGCTCAGGGCGCAACCCTGACAGCATACGAAAAAGCGCAGATCCCTCCGATTGCTTCCTTTGATAGCTACAAGACCGATATTTCTGGTCGTGTTCCGAAAGGGACTGCGACTTCCATTACGCTGGCGGCCGAACCTGCGCACAAGGTTGAAGCGAAAGACGCCAACGATATGCCAGTGGATAACCGACAGGGGACCATTACGGTATCTGCATCTGGTTTGCAGGTTGGCGATGCATTTACCATTGCAGGGGTGAATTCTGTACACCAGATCACCAAAGACACCACCGGGCAGCCGCAGGTATTCCGCGTTCTGGCAGTTAGCGGAACGACAGTAACTATCTCCCCGAAAATTTTGCCGCCTGACAACGCGGATGTCGCCAGCCGTCCATATGCAAACGTTGATGCTAACGCGGCAAATGGTGCAGCAATTACCATTCTCAACAAAAATGCCGCACCGGCTAACCTGTTCTGGGCTGATGGTTCTGTTGAACTGATGTACGGCAAACTGGCATTCCCGACTGGTCAGGGGCCACAGGTAATGACAGCAACCACCGAGCAGGGCGCTACGCTGATCATGTCTTACGCCTTCGACCACATCAAAGGCGTAACCACTGCACGTTTCACCACTCTGTACGGTTGCTCTGTACTGGTTCCTGAATATACGGGCATCGTTATTGCCGGGCAGTAATTTTGGTGGGGCTTCGGCCCCATTTTTATTGGGAGAAGACAATGGCACGAACAATGCTCTATAAGCCTGGCAACATGATCACCTGTGGTCAGTTTGCTGTCGATTACATCATTGTTGATGACGAAGAAGTTAAATCTCACCTGAAAAAAGGCTGGGTAAAAACTCCTGAAGAAACCGCAACGAAGCAAAAAGTGGCTAAGGCGGAAGAAGATGGCGAAAACGAAGGGTGATCTCGTTCTTAAGGCTTTACGAAAAGCCGGGCTGTATTCCAATGCCACGTTGACAGATGCTGACCCTCAGGCAATTGAAGATGCCATTAATGACCTCGAAGACATGATGGCAGCATGGCAGGCTAAAGGTATCGAGCTTGGGTATCAGTTTGCTGATACAGAAAACGGCATCATGCCGTTACCTGACGATGATTCAGGTATCCCTGCATGGGCAAATGATGGCGTCGCTTTGAAACTCGCTGTGCAAGTGTGCATGGATAACGTCATTCAGCCGTCAGACGCTCTCCTTACCGCTGCTGACAGTGCATATCAGACAATCTGTATCGCTTTAACCAAAATACCACCACTTGAGCGACGAAATGACATGCCTCGCGGTAGTGGTAACAAAAGCGCGTTTACGTGGAATCGGTTTTACATCGAGAAAGATGATCCGAGTACGTGAGGTGAATAAATGCCGATTCAGCAACTTCCGCTTATGAAAGGTGTCGGCAAAGACTTTCGAAACGCCGACTATATCGACTATCTGCCAGTAAATATGTTGGCTACACCCAAAGAAATCCTTAACAGCAGCGGATATCTTCGCTCATTCCCGGGCATTGCAAAACGTTCTGATGTGAACGGTGTATCTCGAGGCGTCGAGTACAACATGGCGCAGAATGCTGTTTATCGCGTGTGTGGTGGCAAGCTGTACAAAGGAGAAAGTGAAGTCGGTGATGTTGCCGGAAGTGGTCGCGTATCAATGGCGCATGGTCGGACATCACAGGCGGTAGGCGTTAATGGTCAACTTTTCGAGTATCGCTATGATGGCACGGTTAAAACCGTCTCAAACTGGCCTGCAGACAGCGGATTTACGCAGTATGAATTAGGTTCGGTTCGTGACATTACTCGCTTACGTGGGCGTTATGCGTGGTCAAAAGACGGTACTGATTCATGGTTTATCACTGATCTTGAAGACGAATCGCATCCTGACCGCTACAGCGCACAATATCGGGCAGAATCACAGCCTGACGGCATCATCGGCATCGGAACATGGCGAGACTTCATCGTCTGCTTTGGCTCATCGACGATTGAATATTTCTCCCTGACTGGTGCAACCACAGTTGGTGCTGCTTTGTATGTCGCACAGCCATCGCTGATGGTGCAGAAAGGCATTGCCGGGACTTACTGCAAAACGCCGTTTGCTGATTCGTATGCGTTCATCAGCAATCCGGCAACAGGTGCGCCGTCTGTGTACATCATCGGTTCCGGTCAGGTGTCACCAATCGCCAGCGCGAGCATTGAGAAAATCCTCCGCTCCTACACTGCTGATGAACTGGCTGATGGTGTGATGGAATCGCTGCGATTTGATGCTCATGAGTTGCTGATTATCCACCTTCCGCGCCATGTTCTCGTGTACGACGCATCTTCAAGCGCCAATGGTTCGCAATGGTGTGTGTTGAAAACTGGCTTGTATGACGATGTGTACCGCGCTATCGACTTCATTTACGAAGGCAATCAGATAACGTGCGGCGATAAGCTGGAATCCGTGACCGGGAAATTGCAGTTCGATATCAGCAGCCAGTACGACAAGCAGCAGGAACACCTGCTGTTTACTCCGTTGTTCAAAGCGGATAACGCCAGAGTTTTCGACCTTGAAGTTGAATCGTCAACTGGAGTTGCGCAGTATGCTGACCGCCTTTTTCTCTCTGCAACCACTGACGGCATCAATTACGGGCGTGAGCAGATGATTGAGCAGAATGAACCGTTCGTTTACGACAAACGCGTTTTGTGGAAGCGGGTCGGACGCATCAGGAAAAATGTCGGCTTCAAATTGCGCGTTATCACTAAGTCACCTGTCACTCTCTCAGGCTGCCAGATAAGGATTGAGTAATGGTTGATTCATCACTGAATGATCCTGTCGTGGTTCAGGCTACGCGCCTTGATGCTTCAATTTTGCCACGCAATATATTCAGCCAGTCTTACCTGCTGTATGTCATAAATCAGGGAGCTGATGTCGGTGCAATTGCTGGGAAGGCAAATCAGGCTGGTCAGGGCGCTTACGATGCCCAGGTAAAAAACGATGAACAGGACGTAGAACTGGCTGATCACGACGCAAGAATCACCGCAAACACAAAAGCGATAAATCTCCTTGAGGTCAGGTTAACAACCGCCGAAGGGAAGATAGTCGTACTGCGTAGCGATGTTGATTACTTGCTGGATGAGGTTATCGATATTCAGGGGCATCTGGTCACTGTTGACCAAAGACTGGATGACGTAGAAAACGATGTCTCTGGCATTAAGAGTGATTACGTATCGAAAACCGTAACAGAATTGCAGTCTCTTGCGTCACCGCTGGATGTAAAAACATCATATTCAGTTGATGGAATTCAGGTTGTTGGAGCAAGAAATACCGGATGGACTGCAGCCACAGGTACACCTCTTCTTGGCTCATTCAACGCTAACCAGTCATACACAGTCGGCACTACGTACACACAATCCGAAGTCGCAGCCCTCGCTACAGGTTTGCAGCAGGCGCGGCAGCGTATTCTGGCGCTTGAAACGGCACTTAGATTACATGGGCTGATTGACTGATGATTACATTCAAACCAACGCGAAACATCGACCTGATAGAAGCCGTAGGAAATCACCCTGACATTATCGCCGGGAGCAACAACGGTGATGGATACGACTACAAACCTGAATGCCGTTACTTTGAGGTGAACGTGCACGGGCAGTTCGGCGGAATTGTTTACTATCAGGAGATTCAGCCGCTGACCTTTGATTGCCACGCCATGTACCTGCCAGAGATTCGCGGCTTCAGCAAGGAAATCGGGCTGGCGTTCTGGCGATACATTCTGACTAACACCACCGTTCAGTGCGTCACATCGTTCGCTGCACGCAAATTCCGCCACGGGCAGATGTACTGCGCAATGATTGGCCTTAAGCGTGTAGGAACCATCAAGAAATACTTCAAAGGCGTGGATGACGTGACGTTTTACAGCGCCACACGCGAAGAACTAATCGACTTCCTGAAGCACGGGAGATAGCCATGTTATATGCATTTAAGCTGGGCAGAAAACTGCGCGGCGAGGAACCTTATTGCCCTGAAAAAGGCGGGAAAGGTGGCAGTTCTGATAAAAGCGCAAAGTATGCAGCAGAAGCTCAGAAGTATGCCGCAGACCTGCAAAATCAGCAGTTCAACACCATCATGAACAACCTGAAACCGTTTACTCCTCTGGCTGAGAAGTATGTCGGCAGCCTCGAGAACTTATCGTCTCTGGAGGGGCAAGGTCAGGCACTTAACCAGTATTACAACTCTCAGCAGTACAAAGATCTTGCTGGTCAGGCTCGCTATCAGAGTCTGGCGGCAGCGGAAGCAACAGGTGGATTGGGTTCCACCGCAACCAGTAATCAGTTAGCAACAATCGCACCAACGCTTGGTCAGCAATGGCTATCTGGACAAATGAACAATTACAACAACCTGGCAAATATCGGTCTTGGCGCTCTTCAGGGACAGGCAAACGCCGGGCAAACATATGCCAACAACATGAGTCAGATTTCACAGCAAAGCGCGGCGCTGGCTGCGGCAAACGCCAACCGACCGTCAGCATTTCAGCAGGGGGTTAGTGGTGCTGCATCCGGTGCACTTTTGGGTGGTGGCATAGCCAGTGCTCTCGAGCTATCAACTCCGTGGGGTGCTGGTATCGGTGCTGGTCTTGGTCTGCTTGGCTCGTTGTTTTAAGGGGTAATCAATGGCTACGTGGCAACAGGGTATTAATTCTGGTGGGTTTCTTGCTGGCATCGGTGCGCAAAATGAGAATGCGCCAAAGGCAAGCGACATTAACGCAACGCTTGGTCTGATCCGCGAAAACAATGAACTGGCTCGCTCAGGTGCAAATAACGTTGGTCTGACCGCGTTACGTGGTCTGGCTGGAGTTGCTGATATTTATAAGCAGGAACAGCAACAGAAAGCGATTAATGCGTTCAATAAGGTTCATGCTGATGCATGGGCTTCTGGTGATCCATCGGGACTATTTAAGTTTGCCCAGGAAAATCCAGCGTTTGTTGCACAGGCACAACAGGCATTTTCCGGTCTTAATGAGCAGCAACGCAACGATGTGGGCGATTTAGCCATGAGGGCTAACGTCGCTCTTTCTCAGGGACCGGAAGCCTACAGTAAATTCATTACTGATAACAAGGACAGGTTAAATCGCGTGGGGGCGAATGCTGACTGGATGATTCAGACAGGTATTCAGAATCCAGAGCAGCTATCACACATGCTGACTACTATGTCTCTCGGTGCACTTGGGCCAGAAAAGGCGTTTGCTGTTCAGGACAAGATAGCTGGTCGTGAGATTGACCGAGGTAGGCTGGCAGAGACAATCCGCAGCAATCAGGCTGGAGAAGCACTTCAGGCGAGAGGGCAAAACCTTTCCTATCAGTCAGCAATGACTGGACACAATATCGCAGCACAACGCTTGGCTCTGGATCAGCAAGAGTTCGGGTTTAAGATGCAGCAAGCACAGGAAAAGGCTCAGCAGTTGATTAGCGAAGCACCTAAGCTGTCAGTAAACATGGAAAAAGGCATCGAGACGGCTGTAAACAATGCTACAGCATCATCAAACTCAGCCAATTCCATGAGTGCGCTTGCTCAACAGTTCAGAGCAGAAAAACCAACGACAGGTTTGTTCGGTAACGCACAGAACATGTTCGCAAAACTTACCGGAAGCGATACAACATTGCGTGATTTGCGCATCCGCCAAAATGCCCTTGTTAACAGTCAGGTTCTTAAATTCCTACCTCCCGGCCCCGCAACGGATAAAGACGTTGAGATCGTTCGGCAGGGTGCACCAACTGACATGGATAACCCTGAGACGGTCGCAAGATGGCTTGATGCGATGGCAAACCTTGAGCGACGAAACGCGCAGTTTAATGAGTTTAAAGCCGAGTGGATGAGCGCGAATGGCAATCCAGGACAATCGCGTAATGGCGGTCAGATATTGGGGTTGGATGTTAAAAAAGGTGAATCATTGGGGAGTGCCGTTAAGCGGTATATGTCAATGAATACTGACGCAGCGCCAGCACAAGATTCGACACCTTCAGGAGAACCACGGAATCAGGTTGGATCATATACCTCAAAATCAGGCATTCAATTTACGGTGGAATGATGAAAGTAACTGCAAACGGTAAGACATTTACCTTTCCTGATGGTACGAGCACCGAAGATATTGGCACCGCCATTGATGAGTATTTTGCTGGTCAGGCTGTTCAGCAACAAACAGTTAATCAGGCCAATAATGCACCAACACGGGAAGAACCATCATTGATGCAACAAGCTGGTGATTGGCTCACAGGTGGTCAAAGTGCAGGGCAAATTGCAGAACAGGCTGGTCGTGGTCTGGTAAACATACCATTTGACGTATTGCAGGGTGGCGCAAGTCTGATTAATGCAATCAGCCAGGGGCTTGGTGGCCCCAAGGTTTTGGATGATGTTTATCGCCCTGTCGAGCGACCGACAGACCCTTATGCGCAAGCTGGAGAAACAATTGGCGGGTATTTAGTTCCAGGAGTTGGAACGGCAGGAAGCATGGCTATTGGATCACTGGCAGAGGCCGCAAATCAGAAAGGCGATTTCGCACAAAATGCAGCTAAAAATGCCGGAGTTAACCTTGCCGCTCAGGGTGTTCTTTCCGCAGCAGCAAAGGGAATAGGGCGTGGAATAACGGCTATAAAAGGTGATATTGCGCCAGAAGTGGCGAAGAAAATTGCCACATCAGAATCGATGGGCGTGACACCAATGACATCTGATGTTATCCCGCCGAAAAATGCTTTCACTCGCGGACTTACTCAGGATGCTGAGGGGGCTTTGCTCGGGACAGGCTCAAAGCGAGCTGAGCAATATGCAACGCGTAGTAAGCTGGTAAGCAATTATTTTGACCGTTTTGGTGAGTACAACCCTGATGATGTGGTGAAATCTCTTACCACCACGTTAAGGGGGCGGAAGGATGCCGCTGGCGCTGTTATCAATGACGTCACCAATAAAATGGGTAATGCCGCAGTTGATACCACAAATACCATGAATGCTCTGAATACAGCGATCGCAAGACAGGAACGGCTTGGGACGTCTGCCAATCAAAGCCTGCTTACATCCTTGCGTAACCTGCGTGAAGAATTAGCAAACCCTGCAACTGATTTGGATGTTACGTTTGATCTCTTGCGTCAGCACAGAACAGCATTTAGATCTAATGTTCAGGGAGATGCTATGGTCTTCCCCAACCAGGCAAAAGCAGCTACCAATATGGTAGAGAATGCAATGTCAAAAGACCTTCGTAACGCAGTTGCAAAAAACCTCGGTGCGTCAGACGCAGCAAAATACCTTAAAGCAAATTCCGATTATGCAAACGTTTATAATAAGGTGCTTAATAAAAACATTGCTAACAAGCTCAACAAGGCAAGCAGTGAAGCCAGTCCTGAACTTATAAATACTGTTGTATTAAGCAGAAAACCATCTGACGTGAAACGAATCTGGAGCGCATTGGATGATAAAGGGAAAGATGCTATGCGTGCAGCTTACGTCAGCAAAATAGCGGAAAAGGCCGGGGACTCTCCAGCCAAGTTCATCACTGAAGTTAATAAGCTGAAATCTCAGTCAGGCGGTGAAATTTACAACACTATTTTTTCTGGAAAGCACATGAAAGAGCTTGATGCTCTTCATGAAGTTCTACAGCAAACAGCAAGGTCAGACACCGCAAATGTAGTAACTCAGACGGGGCAATCGCAAGCCAACAGGATAAGGACGATTGGCGCAACTGCGACCCTTGGCGTATCAATGGGGCTTGAGGCTGGTTTTGGTGCAATGATGCGCTTGTATGAGTCCAAAGCAGCAAGGAATGCTCTCTTACGTCTGGCAAACACTAAAGCTGGAACGCCAGCCTATGAAAGAGCGTTGAGTAACGCTGCAAATGCCATCAGGCCGCTGCTTGCTACTGAGGCAACACAGCAGTAACGTATGGGAAATTGGATTCAATCGCTAACATTTTCTTTTTACTTTTCCAACAAAAGCTTTGGTTGAATCCATATTTCCATAACCGGAAATGGTTTTTGACATTAAAACTGTTCCAGTAGGATGTATTACCCATGAGTCGATAACGCGTTGAGTTTCGCCATTCGCGCCGATTCCTATGATGGAGTTTTTAGACAATGCTTTGTAAGCCATGCCGCCCGCATCTGTCCCAGAATATGTGATGCTGGCATCTTCACCGTTTGTCTTAATGATGAATGTTCCACTAAAACCATCTTCTTCCGGATGGAAATTATTTCGTTCTGAATAGCTTATTCCGCGCATATCTCCAACGACCCAGCACTCTGCTGTAGCCCCAAAAGATATGAATAAGAACATAGCAGTAAGAAATTGCTTCACACCAACCTCCTTAGTTTTGCGCAGGATACCATGAAAAAAGTTAACATTGGAAACGTACCAAAGATGCTCGTTCCGCTCTTTGAGAGCGGTACAATTGTGTTTTGTAGAGACTTTCCAGAATGGCAACGCCTGCATCAAAAACTTGGCGTTGACGTGCATGACTCGGACGCCAACGGAGCGTCTCATACAATGAGTAGCGAGAATGGTGTTTTGCATGTGATAGGCGTGTTCAATGGCAAACTATCTACTATTGCCCATGAGTGCGCTCATATGGCATTCGATATCTGCTCAAGGGTAGGTGTTGATGTTGAACCAGGAAGAGCCAACGAGACTTACTGCTACTTAATGAGCAGGCTTGTTGAGTTCTGCGAGCGACATATCAGAAAGCCGGAGTGACCCGGCTTGATTATTACTTTTTGCTGTCTGGAGTTCGCTTATCCAATACCCAGCCATGACCTGGCTTTGTTGTTGGTGGAAGCCTTTCGTTGTCCTTGACGGTTGCAAAATTGTCTTTCTTACCGCCGCGTGGGCCAACTTCTTGGTATATTCCGCCGTTTTTTCCTGTGTTTTCACCTGGTTTTTTCGCCATGATATACCTCAACATACACCCGTTATTGGGCGATTAAATATTGATCTCATTTTGTAAGTAGTCAATATGGCCCAGGTAAATGCAAAAATTAACCCACCTTCAGGTGGGTTTTTTGTACAAATCCTTCAGCGTATCAAACACCATCTTCTTAACAAGCTCTGACTGCTCATCAGCGATGCGTTCCGCATCGTCTCGATAGCCTGAAATTTTGGATGGCTTTGATACAGCATCAGTCACTATCTGAACTAATTCTGAATTAAGAGAGCGGCCATTGGATTTGGCTCGCTGTTTTAGTTTTTCCTTTAATTCGTAAGGTAGCCGCAGATTAAATTGCGGGTCATCTCTTCCCATTCTTGATGCCTCGCTTTTGTGAGTGGATCGGCATCTTATTATCTGCTGGTTGCATCCTCAATAAGACCACAGTGGTCTCTTTGTTTGATTAATAATGCATCACTGTGGCAATGCTGCGGCGATTCCTTGTATCTGGAGCAAATTAAATGACAGACATTACAGCCAATGTTGTAGTGAGTATGCCTTCGCAACTCTTCACTATGGCGCGTTCTTTTAAAGCCGTAGCCAATGGCAAAATTTATATCGGTAAAATTGACACTGACCCGGTAAATCCTGAAAACCAGATTCAGGTTTATGTAGAGAACGAAGACGGTTCTCACATTCCTGTTTCGCAACCAATAATGATTAACGCTGCTGGATATCCGGTATATAACGGACAGATTGCCAAATTCGTAACCGTGCAAGGCCATTCTATGGCTGTTTATGATGCGTATGGTACACAGCAGTTCTATTTTCCTAATGTGCTGAAGTATGATCCTGATCAGTTACGGCAGCAATTAGAAGACCCAGATGGAGCGAATAAATACCCAAAACTTCAGATAGCAAGATGGAGAGACAGTTATGATGTAAGAGGTTGGGGGGCTATTGGTGATGGTGTTCATGATGATACATCAGCTCTATCAGAATTACTTTCTGTTGCAACAGGTGGTGAAAAGATAGATGGGCGAGGGCTTACTTTTAAAGTATCAACTCTTCCAGATGTCAGTCGATTTAAAAATGCTCGTTTTTTATTTGAGAGAATACCGGGTCAGCCTCTTTTTTATGCTTCTGAAGATTTTATCCAGGGAGAGTTATTTAAAATTACAGATACACCGTGGTACAACGCCTGGACGCAGGATAAAACGTTTGTATATGACAATGTCATCTATGCGCCTTTTATGGCTGGAGACCGCCATGGTGTAAATAACCTCCATGTTGCATGGGTTCGCTCAGGAGATGACGGGAAGACCTGGACAACGCCGGAATGGCTTACAGATTTACATGAAAACTATCCCACAGTTAACTATCACTGCATGAGTATGGGGGTTGTCAGAAATCGCCTTTTTGCTGTAATTGAGACGCGGACCGTGAGCGGAAATAAACTGCAGGTTGCAGAGTTGTGGGATCGCCCAATGAGTCGCAGCCTTCGCGTTTATGGTGGTATAACGAAAGCAGCAAATCAGCAAGTCGCTTATATTCGCATTACTGATCACGGATTATTTGCTGGTGATTTTGTCAACTTCTCAAACTCTGGTGTTACAGGTGTTACCGGGAATATGACGGTGACTACTGTTATTGATAAAAATACTTTTACAGTTACGACGCAAAATACCCAGGATGTGGATCAGAATAACGAGGGTAGATACTGGAGTTTTGGTACATCATTTCACTCGTCACCATGGAGAAAAACCAGTCTTGGAACTATTCCTTCTTTTGTTGACGGAAGCACTCCTGTTACTGAGATTCACAGTTTTGCGACGATTAGCGATAACAGTTTTGCTGTTGGCTACCATAATGGTGATATTGATCCACGCGAGCTTGGGATACTCTATTTCTCTGATGCTTTCGGTTCTCCTGGTAGCTTTGTTCGCAGACGCATACCTGTAGAATATGAGGCGAATGCATCTGAGCCATGTGTAAAATATTATGATGGCATTCTGTATCTGACGACCAGGGGGACATTAAGTACTCAACCCGGTAGTTCATTGCACAGAAGCTCTGATTTAGGTACATCATGGAATTCTCTTCGCTTCCCAAATAATGTTCATCACTCAAACCTTCCTTTTGCCAAAGTTGGCGATGAGCTGATTATTTTTGGCAGTGAGCGCGCATTTGGTGAGTGGGAAGGAGGAGAACCTGATAACCGTTATGCAGGAAATTATCCAAGAACATTTATGACCAGAGTTAACGTCAATGAGTGGAGTCTGGATAATGTAGAGTGGGTTAATGTTACTGATCAGATTTATCAGGGCGGAATAGTTAACTCTGCGGTTGGTGTTGGTTCAGTTTGTATCAAAGACAACTGGCTGTACTACATTTTCGGTGGGGAAGACTTTCTAAACCCATGGAGCATAGGGGATAACAACAGAAAATATCCTTATGTTCACGATGGTCACCCGGCTGATTTGTATTGTTTCAGGGTGAAAATTAAACAGGAAGAATTTGTTTCAAGGGATTTTGTCTACGGAGCCACTCCTAACAGAACGCTTCCTACTTTTATGTCGACGTCAGGCGTGAGGACGGTTCCTGTACCCGTTGATTTCACAGATGATGTTGCCGTCCAGTCACTGACTGTCCATGCAGGTACATCAGGACAAGTTCGCGCGGAAGTCAAACTTGAGGGTAATTACGCCATTATTGCGAAGAAAGTACCGTCTGATGATGTTACCGCTCAGAGATTAATCGTTAGCGGCGGTGAAACAACGTCTTCAGCAGATGGTGCAATGATAACGTTGCATGGTTCCGGAAGCAGTACTCCACGTCGCGCGGTATATAACGCACTCGAACATCTTTTTGAGAACGGAGATGTTAAACCTTATCTTGATAATGTAAATGCTCTTGGTGGTCCGGGAAACAGGTTCTCGACAGTTTATCTTGGCTCCAATCCTGTGGTTACCAGTGACGGAACATTAAAGACAGAGCCGGTCTCTCCTGACGAAGCATTGCTGGATGCCTGGGGTGACGTCAGGTATATCGCTTATAAATGGCTGAACGCTGTCGCTATAAAGGGGGAAGAAGGGGCGAGGATACATCATGGTGTAATCGCGCAGCAACTTCGTGATGTTCTTATTTCTCACGGACTCATGGAAGAAGAAAGCACAACATGCCGATATGCCTTTCTTTGCTATGACGATTATCCCGCAGTATATGATGACGTCATTACTGGCCAAAGGGAAATGCCGCTGACTGATAATGACGGGAGCATCATTGTTGATGAGGATGATAATCCAGTGATGGTAATGGAAGACATCATTGAGCGCGTTGAAATAACGCCAGCAGGATCTAGATGGGGGGGCAGACCTGATCTCTTATTCTATATCGAGGCGGCATGGCAGCGCAGAGAAATAGAAAGAATAAAAGCTAGGTTAGACTTAATAGAAGGGAAGCACTAAATGTTTCGTTGGCGTCAAAAATATGAACTGCTCACATAAAGAAGTAAGTACATTGGCAAAAAACATTGACGTCAACGAAATTAAATATAAAAATTTAAATGCTTTTTAATGACAAGAAAAGTAACTAGTGGTAAAATAACGTAGGATACTAATATGTCAAGACTCAAGACTCAAGACTCAAGACTCAAGACTCAAGACTCAAGACTCAAGACTCGTTTTCCGTTGATGATAATGGATCAGGTAATATTTTTGTATGTGGAGATCTTGTAAATAGCAAAGAGAATAAAGTTCAGTTCAATGGAAACAATAACAAACTTATTATAGAAGATGATGTTGAGTGTCGATGGCTTACCGTAATATTTAGGGGTGATAATAATTACGTAAGAATACATAAAAACAGTAAGATTAAAGGTGATATTGTCGCAACAAAAGGTTCAAAAGTTATTATCGGTAGAAGAACGACAATAGGTGCAGGTTTTGAAGTCGTCACTGATAAGTGCAATGTTACAATTGGCCATGACTGCATGATAGCAAGAGATGTTATTTTGCGTGCATCAGATGGGCATCCTATATTTGATATTCATAGCAAAAAAAGGATTAATTGGGCAAAAGATATCATTATATCTAGTTACGTATGGGTAGGGAGAAATGTCTCTATAATGAAAGGGGTATCTGTTGGAAGCGGATCTGTCATTGGGTATGGGAGTATTGTAACTAAAGATGTGCCATCTATGTGTGCAGCAGCCGGTAATCCAGCAAAAATAATAAAAAGAAATATAATATGGGCAAGAACGGATAAAGCGGAGCTAATTAGTGATGACAAGAGATGCTCCAGCTATCATGCGAAGCTCACGCAATAAATATAAAACATCATGCAGACATATTACCAATATTAATATAAGGTAATAAAAATATAATTTACAAAAAAGCCCGTTGGAAGCGACGGGCATTAACCGCGGTAATGGATAAATTATTAATGTTTTTAGATTGTGAACGATATCATATTGTGCGGAAGTAGTGAAGTAACCATGTAAAATGATTGTTTCATAGCCTATGAGACACACAAGGCTTTGTGCTCTTCGATAGTTGTTAAGGCGGATCACTCTACCTTCTCATCAAGCCAATCCGCCCACCACTGCATCATTTCTCTGCGCTTATCGAGATACTGAGCATGGTTGTAAATTCCGCGTACAGATCCGCCGTTGGCATGTGCCAGTTGCACTTCAATAGCATCAGCAGGCCATTCGTGCTCGTTCATAATCGTGCTGAATTCATGCCTGAATCCGTGACCGCTTTCCAGACCTTCATAGCCGATTTGTTTGATCACAAGCAGTACCGCGTTCTCGCAGATTGGCTTCTTCTTATCGTTGCGCCCGGCAAAAACAAACTCTGATACTGGTTTGGTGATTGAGCTTAGCGTAGTGAGAAGTTCAACCACCTGGTCCGACATCGGGACAACATGAATCTTGCGTCCCTTCATCACACTGGCGTCGATAGTGATAATCCTGTTTTCAAAATCGACGTTCTTCCATTGCATGGAACGAAGCTCTTTCGTTCTTAGGGCTGTGTAGCGTAAAACTTTGGTCGCAATGAGCGATACGATACTTCCTGAAAATGTTGCCAGTGCTTTGTTGAATGCAGGGATCTGGTCTGCAGGAAGAAACGGGAAGTTCTTCTTGCGGTATCCCTTCATGGCGTCAGCAAGGTCAGGTGCCGGGTTATATTTAGCCCTTCCGGTGACAATAGCGTAACGGAAAACCTCGCCGCATCTTCTGCGTGCTTTGTTGGCTCGCTCCATTGCACCGCGATCTTCAAATCTGCGGATTACTTCCAGAAGTTGCATCGGCTCAATATCCTGAATTTCAAGGCTGCCGATGATAGGTAAAATGTCGTCATCAAACATTTTGGCAAGTTCAGTTGCATAGCCTACTGACCAGACTTGCTTCTTGTGCTCGTACCATTCCTTGTAAATCGCACTAAAGGAATTGTTGTTAGACGAAGCCTTTTTCGCCTTTACCGGATCGATGCCAACCGAGATGTCTTTCCTCGCAGTCCATGCTTTATCCCTTGCCTCCTGCAAAGTCATAAGCGGATATTTTCCGACGGTCAGGATTTTCTCCTTACCGTCAATCTTGTAGCGAAGCTGCCATACCTTTTTCCCTGACACAGGGACATAAAGGTACAGGCCATTACCATCGAGAAGGCGGTATGGTTTTTCTTTCGGCTTTGCTGCTTCAATCTGCTTAACGGTGAGCATGGGTAAAAATCCGGTGGGTAAAATTATTTTATCCACTTTTTACCCGTCATGGAGTGCGGCTGTCAACGATCTGACGCGAACCATGACGAACTGTAAATCTACGGAAGGCTTGATATTCAGGGGATTTTGCGGACTGGTACGGATGGGAGCGAACTGATAAATGGTGTCCCCTGCAGACATCTACTTGAAGCGGCAGGGGATTGATTGGAATGGTGTTTTTTAGATGTGAAAAATATTTTACCCGCTATTTTACCCATTGGCGCGGCTTAAGAGCTTATTTTTGAATTCACAATGGTCACGATATAACCATCTTGCTCGCCCGTGGATAACTTTGGCTTTAGGCAGGTCCCCGGACTTAATCCGGTCATAGATGAAGGTTTTACCAAAGCCAGTATCAGCCATGATGAATTTCAAATCAACCAGTGAATCAGGCTGTAGTTCGTGTTGCATGAGTGCTATCTCCAAATAGGGAATCGAACCTGCAAATCAGGCAATAAAAAACCGCCATCAGGCGGCTTGGTGTTCTTTCAGTTCTTCAATTCGAATATTGGTTACGTCTGCATGTGCTATCTGCGCCCATATCATCCAGTGGTCATAGCAGTCATTGATGTTCTCTGCTTCGATAACTCTGTTGAATGGTTCTCCATTCCATTCACCTGTGACTCGGAAGTGCATTTATCATCTCCATAAAACAAAACCCGCCGTAGCGAGTTCAGATAAAAGAAATCCCCGCGAATGCGAGGATTGTTATTCATTGCTGATATTCACCTTTATCGCGAACACCTTTACCGGTTTATCGCCGAAGTGCGGATGTGTGATTGTCTTGATTTCATATCCGTCATACGGAACATCAATTCTACGGCTGGAATCGTCGCGCTTCGGATATCCCTTTGTGATAATCAGGCGGTCATGCTTACGGTTAACGAGGCGCTTTTTCCAGTAGTCATTAACAAGGCGATACTCTTCCGTTTTCTCTCCGCGAATCATGGCATCGAAGTATTCACCTTTAACGGCAAGTTGCAAGTTAGCCACGGTTAACCTCCTGCTTCGGTGCTGCTGGCATTTCACGCCAGTGCGTAACTGAGTGCGGATCCGGATATTCGGTGCCATCATCCCAGCGATTACCATTCCACATTGCAGACCACATCTCACCGTCTTCATACATGACCATTACCGGAATTAACTTATCCGGCATTCGCTCACTACAGCTTATCCAACCATCCGGAGTTACCGGATAGTTGCCCGATAGCGCATTACGCAATCGCTCCAGCTTCACGTATTCCTGAACCCTGTTTCCGTCGCATGCCTGAAGCCATTGCGCAGCCTTTTGCGCATCAGTGTGAAAGGCACAAGTGCGACCGTCATCAAATTGCATTTCGTAGAGGTCAGCAACTTGTTCAAACTGCGTGTGTTGTGACTTGTAAGTTTGGCTTACAGGTTCGGCACCATGAAGCATGGCGTCGCTCCGCTCTATGCCATCCAGCGCGATTCGCAGTGCCTGAATTGTGGTAGAGCTATCGTTTGGGGCTATTCCATATCGCTCGAATACAGCGATATGGCCGCGTATAATCTCAGGCGTAAGCTCTTTGTAAGCATAAGCAAGAGGCTCTGATGCATTATCCGGCACAACCGACACAGGCGCGGCAGCATAAACAGGAAAAACGTCCGATTGATCTTTATTGCTTTCATCCGTCAAAGCCCAGAATAATTTTCCGGCCGGATGTTTGAAAATATAAGCAACTGGTTCTGCTTCCAGCGATGCCAGTGCAATTCGTGCCAGTTCTTCCGCTTCTTCTGCTGGCAGTACAACGTTGCTACCAGGTCCGTATGTTTCGCGCCACTGCTTGATTGTCAGCAGTCGCTCTTTGGTAATAGTGGTCATTTGTTAATCCTCAAAACTTTATGCCCGGGCGCAAAAGCACGCGTTTTGTCTTTGCTTATTCGCCACCCGTCTTTACGGGCCTCTTTTGCACAGCCAGCCCATGACGTACCGATATATTCACCGAAGTCTGGCGTTTGATATTTACCATTTGTACACTGGCGACAATCACAGTAGAGATGCATGGTGTAACTTGCGGCAATAGCCATATCACTCTCCTTTGATGCGAATGCCAGCGTCAGACATCATATGCAGATACTCAACTGCATCCTGAACCCATTGACCGCCAATCCCGTAATAGCGATGCGTAATGATGTCGATAGTTACTAACGGGTCTTGTTCGATTAACTTCCGCAGAAACTCTTCCAGGTCACCAGTGCAGTGCTTGATGACAGGAGTTTTCCCAGGATGGCGAACAACAAGAAACTGATTTCCGACTTCACGGACTTCGTTGCTTTCCAGTTCTGCAATGCGCTTCTCTGCGGCTTCCAGCTCAACTCTCAGCTTCCCTACCGTTAGCGCAATATCCTCGTTCTCCTGGTCGCGGCGTTTGATGTATTGCTGGTTTCTTTCCCGTTCATCCAGTAGTGCCAGCACGGTTTCTGGTCCGGCCAGAAATTTGAAGGCGTTGAGCGCATCAATATCCACACCGTAATCTTTAAGTTCCTGTTCGCTTATCAGATCATCATCAACTGGCAACATTAACAGGCGTTCCATTGCCGGAATTGCACGTTCTGCCGCCTCACGCAGTGCCTGATAGTTAATTTTGGTCATATCACATCACCCTGAAGCCGTTGCATTTACGTAAAAAATCGCAGATATAGCCCTTCATTTTTTCGTGCCAATCTCGATCATTCCCATTGCACCAACCATCAGGTGGAGTCCAGTTTTCTATCAGAGCAGCCATTTTCTTTGCTTTCGCCGGAGTAGCTGTTGCGGTATCGCAGTAATGACGAGTGTCAACCAACGTATCCATACCATCGATATCAAGTACGCAAAACCATGTGTGATTCGGCATTTCAACAGATGGTATTTGTTGCCCACGTCGACGTTTATCAATAAGACATACAGTCATGGTTCCACCTTCTCTATTTGCTTAAGACCGTCTCTCACTGCATTAAGTACGCGTTCCAGATACTGGTATTTCGGGTTTGGTATTGTAGGCCAGTTGGCATACCACGGATCATCACCAAAGAGATTCAGTAGTTTGTTACCGACGCCGAAACAGCAGCAGCTTTCTTTTACGTCATCGGCGTTTTCCGCCTCGTACCACATTTCGCGAGCCAGTACGGCGTCGATTTCTCTCTCTCTTCGTAACTTTATGATTTCTGACTTCACGAAAAGCAGATTTGCATCGTTGTCATCGTCGACCGTGCTTCGCAGTTGAGGGTCGAAATTGTCGATTAGATAGTCGTTGCTGACTCGCTTAATGAACGTCTGCACATCATCACCGCCCATAGCAAACCAAGCCGCAGTCCACGCTTTTCCGTAGCAGGTGATGGTGATTCTTCCCTTTCCAGGTTCGTAGTTTTCAATCATCACTCGAACCGGATCTAGTCTCTCTGCACCGGTTATAACGAATGACAACACATCAATCTTTTCAACCGTTACACTCACTGGTTGCCTCCTTTGCGCCACATCGCATTCAGATATTTGTTTTTATTCACTGATGGAAAAGAATTTCTCTTAAGCAATTCCTCTCTCGATGGCATTGGCTTTACGCGTTGGCGAATAATCATTTCTGCCGGAAGAATGCCGGGATTGTATGCAAGTCCTCTCATGATTTACTCTCCACGAACTGGTCAATAGCCAGGCTAAGTGACACACCTAAATTCTCGATATGTTGCTGAATATCCTGTAGCGTCTGCGCCTGAGATAACAGGATTTCACGGTTGCATAATTCTTTAACCAGATGCTCAAACTTGCTGTAATAACCGATACGGCTTAGTGTTTCTTTCCCTGCATTCTCGCCTTCTTTGACAATTCCTCTTTCGCTAAGAATCAGATCGTGTTTGGTTCCGGTGATAACGTATTTGCCGAGGTCGATGTTTAGCTTCATTGTTAATTATTCCATGTTAATTTATTCGTATGCCTGCTCTTTCTTCATCGAGTTTTTTTAGCTTGTATCGCATAGCTCTTACTGAATAAATTGAGCGGCAGGTTGCAATTGCTATTTCTTCTGCGGAGAAATTACCGAAAAGTGATACTTCGGCTCTTGTCCAGCGTCTTCCACGAAGTCGGCTAACAATGTCAGCTCCAATCCTTGTTGCTTTCGCCATTACTGCTTTTTCAGTCCTTTCCAGTTTTTCAGCGATAACTTCAACTGGCATTGTCGCCGCTACTTCGCGCAAGAAATCGACTTCCCATTTCTCCCATGGAGTCTTTTTCATAGGCGATACCGTTATTTGATAAGAAGTGAAGGTTTCCCAACTTTGAGTTGAGCACCGGGAATATTTATTCCTGCTTTTAGTTGGTGTTTGATTGCCAGTTTGTCGGCTTTAATTGTCGTTTCAAACTCAACGTATTCAGGAGGAAGGGCGCTTGAGTCGATGATTTCTACAGTTTCTGACGGTTTGCGGATTGTTACCTGGTGAATACCTGCTCGAATCTTTTTCTTGCCAACCATTTCAAGCGATGACGCTATATACGCCATAATGCTATCAATCTTATTTTGAATTACTGCTGCTCGTTCATTCAGTGACTTTGCCTCTTCCTTGAGGCGTTCAGCATAACCAGATTCATTTTTAATAATGGCGAGAAGTTGCTCTATTTTATCGGTAAATTCTCCTTCCATTCCTTCTATTGTGTCAGCAATCATCTCTGGTTCTAAATCTGAATCCATCAATTTTGCGTATTCATTGGCAATTTCATACAGTTTGCTCACTGGCAACCTCCAGTTTCGCTTTGCATTCTATGTAAATGGCTTGTACGTTCTGCTGCAATTTCATTCCAGATGTCAGGCGATATGCTTCTGCAAAATATCGCTTCAAATCATCCATGTTTTCTGCCTGAGCCATTTCATCGCAAAGAAGTTGTGCTTTATCCATTATTTCCTGCTGGCGTTTCCGTTCATCTTCGCGGATATCTTCCTCTGATTTGTGCGGCATAACTGGTTCCTGATGCATACCTTCATCTTCGTTAAGCAGGTGAATGGCATTATCCAGTCGCTGGGCTTTAGGCCAGTATTTGCTGGCGCGTTTAACTATTGTTTTACGCGCCATCTCTTCCCAGAATGTTTTCCACGGTCCATTCTTTGCCTTGCTCGTTGCTTCAACTGCTTTAATTTCTGCCAGACTCATTTCTTCAGTCAGGTAGTCACCATCTGCTGTTTTAACCGTGCAATAACCTCCAACAATAGAGCCTCGCTCACCAAATGCGTTGTATTTGTGGGTTGGTGCTGAATCAAGGCCATTTGATTCATAGGTGTCGTTTGAGTACACCAGTTTGCATTGCCCCCACTTAATTGATCCTGTCGATTGCGCAAGATGAAGTAATCCCATGTAACTGATATCAAGGCACACCATGCCTTCGCGAGGAACCAGATAAGCCAGTTTGCTGGCCGGGTTTAAGGTGATGCCGATCGCCGCAACATTGATAATGGCGTTCTGTGCGCTGGTTGGATTTGCCAGTGCCGTTTTAGCCAGGTAATCATTTTTCTGGAAATACTGAATTGCAAACTGGCTTTCCTTAGCCCATGTCAACGCCTGTTCAGTCAATGCTCCGCAGAATAACTGCTCCTGCTGTTTAACGAATTCAACGATATTGCTCATGCTGCTTCTCCATAAATGTGTCTGCGTTTGAATATTGCGAAGGCATATTCAGCCTTAACTCTTTCGGTTATTGCATCCCAGAACCATTCAGCGGCTTTTTCCTGATAGTTACAGTCATCATCTTCCAGCCAGTCGATAGCGTCCTTAGTGTGTTCATCTGGTTTATATGAGCGAAGCATTTCGCTTATTGGGTCGCAACGTTTGCAGAGGCGATCAACTTCACTGTTGATTCGTCCGTAATCTTCATCAGTAAAACTTGCGATTATTTGCGATATTTCACGCTTATCATTCAGAGTCAGAATCATCATCTTTCTCCTGTTCTTTGTGCTGATTGAGCATTTTGTTCATCTGACGAATGAATTCTTCGTCTGACCAGTTATCTGTAAAACTCATTTCCTGCGATACCACGGAAGATTGATAGCTGATTTCATCGCTTTATTTGCTTCAAGCCACATTTTTGAATCACCAATAAATCGGGCTATTACTGCTTTGTTCTGTGCTGCACGAAGCATCTGGTGATTGATGGCTATTTCATTGCGCATAACGCCTCCAGTTGTTTCTTTGCTGCTCTGATTAATTGTTTAACTCGGCGTGATAATTCAGATTCGTGCGGGTAGAAAGCGGACATGACGCCGCTACCCGCGAGCTGAAAGTGCATCATGGGTAACTCCTTATATTTGATTGCATAACGAAAACGCCTCGAGTGAAGCGTAATTGGTATGCGGTAACGCCGCGCTCAGGCGGCTTTGATAGTCATATCATCTGGATCAAATATTCCTGATGTATCGATATCGGTAATTCTTATTCCTTCGCTACCATCCATTGGAGGCCATCCTTCCTGACCATTTCCATCATTCCAGTCGAACTCACACACAACACCATATGCATTTAAGTCGCTTGAAATTGCTATAAGCAGAGCATGTTGCGCCAGCATGATTAATACAGCATTTAATACAGAGCCGTGTTTATTGAGTCGGTATTCAGAGTCTGACCAGAAATTATTAATCTGGTGAAGTTTTTCCTCTGTCATTACGTCATGGTCGATTTCAATTT